TCCTTCAATCAAAACATTGACATTGTTAATGTTCTTGAGTTGCCATCTTCTGATAGCAGATATAACAGAATTGATACTGCAGGTTCTGCATCTTGGGGTGACGCAACATTCCAAGCAACCAAGCCTGGTGCTGGTCCTGAAGGTGCAGATCTTCCTGCACTAACTGGTAAGCAATACTACTTACCACTTCTAAATCAACCTGTTGCTGGTTACTTTAATGAAGGTGATTATCTACTTCTTGACGCTCCTGTTGATGCAGGTAACAATACAAGACCTGAGATTGTTCGTATTGCGGTTGGTGGTTTAAGTGGTTCGGAATCTGCTCCATACTACCTAACTGTTGAAAGAGAACCACTTGGTTCTTTCGCTCCTCAAATTGATACTCATCCAGACCAACCTGGAAATAGAACTCCAGTATACAAGTGTAACATTGCATTTGATGCTACTTGGATTGAGCAAGCAATTGATGGAACTAGAGGTAACCCTCCTAATGAAAATGTATATCTAGCAACGTTTGGTGGAACACTGAAAGTTGGTATTGACTACGTTATCATCTCTCGCGAAGATACCAATAGTGATGGCGACTTCAACCAGGGTGAAGCATTTAAGTTAGCAACTGCTCTAGAAGTTGTTAATAAGAAGTTTGAGATTACTAACGGTTGCCCAGGTGGAGATGTGATGTTCTCCGTTGACAGTGTTACTGGTGAAACTGTTATCGGTAATGATGGTGTTGATGGTGAGAACGGACAATTAACTGTTAACGGTTCGTTTGTATTCAAAGGTGGTTGTAAGACTGGATCTGCACAAACATTTACTGGTAATGCTACTGCTGGTCTGTTTGTAATTAATGCTATCCCAAGTCTAGATGGTCTTGAGGTTGGTGATTATGTTGAACTAGTTGATAATGGTGGCACTGTAACTCTAGAACAGAATCAATATCCTGCTACAACTGGCGGTACAAGATTCACTGATCCTCAGATTGTTTCTATTGACACTACTAATAGCACAATTACTCTAAACCTAGCGTTTGGTGGAACTGGTAATCAGACTGGAATCAGCTTTAATGCTACCAGAGATGAGAAATTCTCTATTACTGATAGAGTACGTGAAGTCTTTAGTGTTGATGGTTGTACAGGTAATACTGTAATTGGTAATCCTAGTGGTGAAATCTTCACAACTAGAGCTCAGTATGGAACTGCCGCTGCTGCACATACTAAAGGAGCAACGGTAATTACAATCCTTAAAGATCCTAAGGTAGATAATGGTATTGCTACTACATTTGTCAACACTACTAGTACAATTACCACTAGTGCTACAACATTACCTGTTGACGACATTACAAATTTTGCAAACGGTGATTTCATCTTCGTTGGATTTGGAACTAGTGGTCAAGAGGAAATTATGCAGATTAGTGGTAATCCTACCACTGGTGCTGGCACATCTGGAAACTTACCTGTTACTCGTGTAGCATCTCTAACTAATATTCCTGGAACAAATAAAACACATAGTGATGGTGAAAGTGTATTCCGTATTATCTTTAGAGAAAATACTACACTTACAAATGATATTCCTGCAACTGGATCTAGTGCTGTTAAGATTGGTTTAGAAAATAGTGATGTTGTTCCATTCTTCCTTGATCGTGAATATTGGTTGGCAATTGATAGTGAAATCTTCCTGGTTTCTCATAATGTAACAAATGATGGTGGAATTCAATTAGTCAAGACAAATTATCATCACGGTCGCTTAGACGTTTACGATGATGTTAAGTTCATCGGATCTAACTTTGAGATCACAGGTACAGATAACAATGTACCTATTATCAAACTACTCAACAACGAAGAACACCACTTTGAAGGTGGCGCACTTGATATCAATGCACCAACTGACATTAGTGGTAACTTAAGAGTTCTTCCATCTAAGTGTGTTGAGGATCCTGATGCAATTCAATTCACTAATAAAACATTCACTCCAACATTTAGAGTTGAAGCTGAATTTGGTGATACATTTGTTGGTCGTTTACTAGATGTTGCTGGTATTTCTTCCACTAATCCATCTAGCACTCAACCAATCTTAGATGTTAGAAATCTGGGTGTCAACGGTGCCAATACTTTCACTGTCAATCAAGATAGTTCTATTGATGCATTTGGTTTAACAGGGTACAAGAACATCAATGGCGGACATATTACTAAGTTCGTTAATGCAGATTCTACTCTCGCTGTTAATATAAATTATATTGTAGCAGTAGCTCCATCTACAGGTGCTCTCATCTTGACACTACCATCTAATCCTGTAACAGGTGATGTTGTTAGAATTACTGAGGTTGCTGGATCATTGACATATAATAATTCTCTCGTGATTCGTGCTCCAATTGTTGGTGGTGAACCTGTACCTCTCCAAGGTGATACTAGTGGTACAAAACTTGGAGGACTCTCTACAGCATATGGATCTGGTGAACTGGTTGTACAAAACAAAAATGCTTCCTTTGGATTAATTTATGCTGGTGCAACTGATGGAGACAACTTTATTCCTGCTGTCTATCAAGGTTGGTGGTTAACTGAACTCTAATGGCTTTCTATAACAGACTAAAGACTATGAAGTCTGCCCCAGTTGGCACTATCATGCCCTGGGGTGGTAATCAAGGTAGCGGAGATAATCCAGCTAATATTCCTACTGGATGGATTCTTTGTGATGGTAGGACATATGACTGTGAGTTGTTTCCACTTCTAGCATCTATTCTGGGAAATACATATGGTCCCACAGAAGATTCTATTACTGGAAACTTTCCAGACTTTGATGAAGGAGATCTATTCAGAGTTCCTAATTTGAATGGTAGGCAGATGCTTGACCTTGAGAAGGATATGTTATTAGAGACAAAGTATCAAGCAAATCAACCTGATGCATATAATGTCATTGGAGATTTGATTGAGGGTGATGGAACAGCTGTTACTCCACCTACAATCTATAGTGCTGATACAGATCTTGGATTCCAATTAGATCCAATTGATACTATGGCAGGTAAAATTCAGAATATTACATTGAATGATCCTACATGGTCAAAAACATATTATACGATTGGTAGAAAACTTGGTATTGACCACACTCCTGGTCATAAGCACTCTGGACAATATACAACTGCTTTTCCAAGTGGTAAATATGTTCAAATTTTCCAAGCACCAACATTCCAAGTTTCTGGTAGTCCTGGATATGAATCTGCAAACTTGACTGGTGTTACCAGTACAGATAGTCCAGACACTTGGAAGAATGGTGCTGGTGCAATTACATATTATGATGAAAATACACTAGTATTGACTAGTGAAGCTAAGTCTTTTACACAAGAAACTATTCCTGAAGTTGGATTGTCAAGAACTATTCCTTCTAGTGGTGCATATACAACTAACTTTAGTGACACATATAATTACAATCACCAAATGAAATCTTGGACGGGAGTATTCCCACCTCCTGTAACTATGTTTGGTAAAGATAATTATTTGAATGGTGATGCAGGAACAACATATCCAACCAATTTAAGTCACGCAGCACAAGACTCCCTTGATAAATCATTGACAACTCACAGTCATTTCAGTTTTGATTTAACGATGAACATGGGTGGACTAAAAGTTCCGCCAAATATTGCTGTTAACAACGTGCAATCTTATACTGTTAACGTCTCTGATATTCCAGATGCGTTAAATATACTTATGGATAATAACACTCCATCACAGACCATAATCATGATCATCAGAGCTTACTAAAATGCCAGTTTTTTTAAATCAAGAAAGAACGAAGATCGGAACAACTACGGGAACGCTAGTCGCATTCCCTAAGGAGTTAGATGTTAATGATCCTATTGCTGGACTGAGTGCAGAGTTACTTCCTGCAGGATATTTAAGATGTGATGGATCTGTTTACAATGTCGCAAGTTATCCCGCTTTAGGAGAAATTCTTGGAACTGGTGATGGATGTGCATTTAAACAACCTGGCGTAGAATTAAGTGATGAACAGTTTCAAGTTCCAGACTTAAGATCTAAGTTTATTAAAGCAACTTCTGGATCTGACCAGGGTGTCATTAATGATATGACCGTTCTAAATGCTTCTAATCAAGAAATTAAAAAATCTGGAGTTGGGGTAACAGTATCAACAAATGTAGGAACTACCGCAGTTATTGATTTAACGGGACAGTTTAGAGTTCCTGGAAGAACTGTGGCACTAACTGGAAACTTAGGTTTTACTAAACCAAAAGCTCCTGATGAGGAAGTTGTTTCTGCTCTCTCATTTTTACCACACGCACACTATACTACCACATATAGATGTAGAGTTATTAGAAGAGCTGGTAGTGATGTATTTGAATTAAATTATTTCACAAACGCATCAACCATTGGTGTTCAGAACTGGTTTGATGCTACATCTGAACAACCAGCATGTAAATTCTATGCTCAAACTCAAAAATGGCAAGGTGGTTCATTTAATGAAGGTGGTGGGTTTGGTAGTTCATCATTTGAATATTATGGTATTTGTAAAACACAGTGTGGTGGATATGATGTAAACTGTTTAATTCCAACTGGAGAATCAGTTAACATTGACACAACTCCAGAAGGTCCTTGTGTGACAAAATTTGCTGGTGTTCCATTAGGACCAATTCCTCCAACTGGGTGTGGACCTGCTACTGATTACACCGTTGGTGCCACATATGTTTGTGGTGCTGATGGAGTTAAAAATGATAATATTCCTACTGGTGCTTCAATTGCTCCTGGAGCAATTCAATCATTTTCATTGTATGAAGGTGGATCTGCATATGCTGAGGGAGGAAATGATTATTATCCTAAAGGAACTGGTCAGTGGGCGTACAGTGGATATGGTGGTGCTGCAGGAACATGGGATAGTTTATCAGACTTCGCACAAGGTGAAGTTGATTTAGGTGGTGGATCTGGAACTGGTCTCAAAGCATCAGTTAGATTTGAAGCTTGGGTTGGTGCTGGTGGTAATCCAAACAATACAAGATATAAAATCCTTGCTTTTACTAATAAAGGAGCTGGATATGCTGCAGGCGATATTATCACGTTCCCCGATGTAGGTGGTAAGAATATTGGATCAGCACCTCCTACTGGTGGAGGAGGAATCAGTATGAGAATTGATACCGTTGGATTTGGTGAAGATGCTGGTGGTGGAGCATCTGCTTATCCTCATGACTCTTGTCTAGCAAACGTTGTTCCTTTTGATACTGTTGTTGATAATGCAACAAACGTTGTGTACCCACAAGTTTCAAATATTGTGGAGACTACGGAAGCATTTGATTATGAAGATGATCCAACAGAACACACTCATACAATTAATTATAGTATTGGAACCACCAATTATGAGTTAAATATACCAGAGACATTTATTTCTACTGATGGTATGACAGCTTCTGTTAATATTCAACCAGAATCTGACACCAAAATAGATAGCTTAATTGCTCCTTTTATTATGGTAGACTACTTAATCAAGACCTAAGATGCCAACAAGAAATATTCGTACTAACTACTTGACAGATAAAGTAACGTTTGGCAGTTCTACAATGCCAATCGGTGCTATTGTGCCTATTTTTAAGGCAGATGATGAGAAGATCGCAGATAATGGTGTTGTTACTGGATTAGGAACAGTATCAACAGGAAGTTCTACTGGAACTGGATATTTTACTGATCTAGCTAGTATTGATGGTGTTCCAACTGGTCCCGTTAGTGCAGAACTTACAGTTGCTAATTTTGGTGTATCTAACGATCTAGTTACACTTAACAATCATCCATTTGTAGATGGTGATAAGTTAACTGTTACGGTTTCTGAGCAAGCTCCTGATAAATTGAAATTGGGATCTTCAATTCAAAGTTTTACTATCACTAATCCTGGGTCTGGATATACATCTCCTCCAAATATTATTGTGACTGATACTGGAGCTGGTCCTGCTACTCCTGGACAGTTTTCAGCAACAATTAATACTTCTGGACAACTTACTGCGATTAATGTTCTTGATGGTGGTATAGGATATCAAAATCCTCAGGTAACCATCTCTGGTGGAGGTGGGTCTAATGCTGCTGCTACTATCAATGTGTCTGCTAATGGACAAGGCGGCGTGCAATTTGAAAAGAATTTTGTTTTCTATGTAGATGTTGTAGATGCAAATAATTTTAGAATTGCTAGAAGTAATAGTGATATTAATAGTGGAAAATATTATAATGTAACTTCTCTCGGATCTTTTGGAAATTTTACAGTAGCATCATCAACTGGATATGGTCTCACTGTTGGTGTAATTGCTAACTTAGATGGTACTCTTAATTTTTGTACAATTGTAAAACCTGGATATGGATATACTGATGGTGAAACAGTATATGTTTTGCAACCTGGAAGTAATGGATTGGCAAGAATTGAAATCACTGCTACTACATCAAATACTGCAGTAGATCCAGCAATGCAATACCCTGGATGGTTATATTGTGATGGATCTGAATATAATGCTCATGATTATCCATTATTGTATGAGATTATATCTGATGATTATGGTGGTGATGGTGGTAATTTTGATAAAGAAAACTTTGGAACTACTCCTGGAATTAAATTTAATGTTCCTGATTATAAAACAAAGAAACTAGTTGGTGCTGGTGGTGGTGTATCTGGATCTGGATCTCCCGTATCTGGTAATGTAATTTCTGTTGTTGGTGCTACTGGTGGTAGATGGTATTTTTCTAAAGATCAGCAAGAAACACTATTTGATATTGGAAATATTATTATCAGTGGATATACAAATGTTACTGAATTTGTTGGTGGTTCATTAAGTGGTGAAGTAACAATTCAGGTTGGACCTTTGCAAGAAAAAATGATTGCTGCAGTTCCAGAACATGAACACGCAATCTTAACTTCTACTGCTCCTCAGGCTGGAGCATTTGAAGGTGGTGGTGGACCAGTTGATGACCATGCTGTTGGATATAAAGATAGTAATGGTCAAGTTAATTTCTTCTTGCCTACTGATGGTGTTCCATTATTTCACTCTCATGGTATTGTTGATTATGTTCTGACAGATCCTAATCTTTCCACCTATGGAAACGTTGCTGGTATTGGTGAAAAGTTTTATGCGACATTTACACAAACTGCTATTGGTGCAGATGGCGTATTTACTATTAATAATCATGATCTTAATACTGGCAATATGATTCGTGTTGCATCAAATACACAAACCACACCATTAGCATTCAGTGTTAATGGTGTTAGCGTTAACTTTTCAGCACAAAGCACATGGTATGTCATCAAACTTACTGATAATACATTTAAGTTGGCATCATCAAAATACTTAGCACTAACAGGAACTGCAGCTACCATTACAAATGGTGGAAATTCTGGTGAAATTCAAATTGAGACGGGATATCAAATTGCTGGCAATTTACCTGCAGATACTGTTACTATTATTACAACTCCATCACCTACAGAATGGGATATTGATGATAATTATACAATTGGTGGAAAACCAATTGAATTGCCAGGAGATAGTACCACATCATTATTGGTGAAAACTTCTGAAAATGCAGCTGGAAACTATACAGTACCCGCTCCAAGTGCTACTGAAATTCCAATTCTTGGTATTGGTGGTAATTTAACTGGTGGTGGTGGATCTGGTGGTAATACTGCATCCTCTGGTAGTAGTGGTGGTAATTCCACATACACATTCTCTTACAATGGAAACAATTATTCAATTAGAGCAACGGGTGGCAGTGGTGGTACTTCTGGTAATAGCGGAGGAACTAAAGGATCTGGTGGGGGTGCAGCATATGCTGTAAATGGTGCATTTACAACTATTACTGGAAATAACACAGTTTCTCTTGCTGGTGGTGTTTCTCTTGAGATCGCTGGATATACCGCTGGACAAGATGGAACTGATGGTGGTTCTAGTGCTGGTGGTACTGGTGGATCTAGTTCACTTTTCTATGGAAAAGGTGGAGATGGTGTAGCAGATACTACTACAGAAGATGTAAGCAGTAGCGAAACCTTTAATTATACAGGAACTTCTTTCCAAACCTATAATATTCCTTCTGGTGGTAGTTTGAAGAGTGTTAGTTGCGTTGTGAAAGGTGCTGGTGGTGGTGCTGGTGGAATTGCATCTGCATCTTATGCTGCTGGATCTGGTGGATCTGGTAAATCAGTTAGTGCTGTTCTTAGTCCAGGCAATAATGGTGTCTTGAGAGTATATGTTGGCGCTGGCGGAGGAGCTGGAGCTGGAAATTCTGGCGGTAGTGG